ACAGGCACAACCACAGCATTACAGAGATTAGGCACTGGATTAGATAAGGCCACAATAGCCAGTGGTGATATGAACAAGATTATGGCTGCACTTGACAAAAAGTTTGCAGGTCAAGCACAAGCTAGATTAAGCACTTACGCTGGCAAGATCGACCTATTAAAAGTATCAGCCGCTAATGCTTCAGAAATTATAGGTAAAGGCTTAGTAGATGCTTTAACCGCTATTGGCAAAGATAGTTCAATCGATCAAGCAACCAACTCTATGAATAGTTTTGCTAATGCTATTGCTAACACTGCTAAAGGTATGGGTGAGTTAATTGGTCAAGTTAAACAAATTATAGACAGTGATGTTGGCAAGTTCTTGTTGGCTATTACAGCATTATTAACGCTAGGCAAGAAGCAACTTATATTAGGTACTGCAGGTCTTATTGCTTATGATATTGGCAAGACTTCTAAATCTACCTCTAACTTTACTTATGGTGCAGGCAATCCTAGAGCTGACTTAATACTGCAAAAGAAATTAACTACAGCTAAAAAAGAAGAATATAACATTATTACTGCATCAAATAAGGCACGCACAGAAATAGACAAACTTAAAGATAAATTTGATGTGGAGCGAATCGGTTTAACCTTGGCACTTAATCAAGCAACCGATGAAGAAACAAAATTACGCCTAAGAGCACAATTAGCCATTTTAGACAATAACGAGGCTTTGGCTAAGAAATATAATGCTGAATTAAATGCTTTGGCTGCTACAAATAGTTTAGCGACTGCTGCTACAAACGCATCAACGGCTGTAACAAATCTAGCCAACAGTATGCCAGCCTTATTTACCGCATTGGGAGAAATGACAGGCAGAGCGCGTAATCAGATTGCTCCATTTGGAAACACAGATTTACAAATACCTTATGGAGTTACAAATCAAGGTGCAGCCTCAGCCGCAGCCGCACCAGTAGTAATTAATGTGCCTGTCAATGCTGGCACTATAATCGCAGAGCAAGAATTACAAGGGTTGATTACCGATACTGTTAGAGTGGCATTAAAGTCAGGTAATAAACTATTGCCAGCAGGTGGTATTGCCTAATGGCTGTCCCAACAATAAATGCGATAATTAATTTCTCAACTGGGCCGTCATTTGCCCAGGCTATGATATTAGGTACTGGCATATTAGATACAAACATATTGGCAGATTCAGCTGCAATTATCGTGGATGTATCAGATCAAATAAATTTAATACAAACCAGCAGGGGTCGTAATCCTTTAGTAGATCAATTTCAAACAGGGCAATTAACTTTGCGCATAATTGACCAAAATGGCGATTTTAACCCAACCAATCCAGCTAGCCCTTATTACACATATTTAACACCTATGAAAAAGGTGCAAATATCTGCCACCTATAATGGCACTACATATTCTTTATTTAGCGGATTTATTACAAGCTACGTAAATACGCAACCTAAAGATGCCACAGAGGTTGCCTATACAACCATACAAGCTGTAGATGCGTTCAGGTTGGCTCAAAATGCTCAGATATCTACAGTAACAGGTGCTAGTGCTGGAGATTTGTCAGGTACTCGAATTAATCAGATATTAGATGAAATTGACTGGCCAGCAACGATGCGTGATATTGATGCGGGGTTAACTACTTTACAGGCAGACCCAGGCACAGCTCGTACTTCTCTAAATGCTATGCAAACTGTCACAGATAGCGAATATGGTGCGTTATATGTCAATACCGATGGTGAGTTTGTATTTCAAGATAGATCAGTAACTGCTGGATCAATAGGCGGCACAGTAACCACATTCAATGACGACGGCACAGGCATTGCTTATGCCAATGCAATGTGGAAATTAGATGACACTTTAATATTTAACTCAGCGCAGATCAGCCGTTCAGGTGGCACGCCACAAACGGCCATCAATCAAGCATCAATCGATAAATACTTCACCCATTCATACAACCTGCAAGACCTACTAATGCAGACCGATGCGGTGGCTTTAGATTACGCCCAGGCTTATGTGGCTAGCCGTGCCGAGACCCAGGTCAGATGCGATGGCATAGAATTAGACTTATATTCACCTAACTACAATTCAGGCATTATTGCAGCTCTAGATTTAGATTTCTTTGATCCAATTAGGGTAGTTACTACCCAACCAGGTGGCTCCACACTAGATCGTACTTTACAAATCTTTGGAGTAGCCAACACCATCACACCAAACAGCTTTAGGGTCTTCTTTACTACCTTAGAACCAGTAATAGACGCCCTGATTTTAGATAACAATATCTATGGCACTTTAGACTATAATGTGCTCAGTTACTAAGGAGAAATAATGGCAAAGCAAACCTTTACCACTGGGCAGGTATTAACAGCTGCACAGATGACAAGTTTACAACAGACTGCTATGGGTGGTGGTTCAACTACTGCTAAAACCACATCATACGTATTAGTAGCTGCTGACGCTGGCACAGTGGTGGCTATGAATGCTGCTGGATCTACAACCATAACAGTTAATACAGGATTATTTTCTGCTGGAGATACTGTTTTTATTCAAAACTGGGGCGCAGGTGTTTGCACTGTTACAGCTGGCACTGCCACAGTTACAACACACGGATCACTTGCTTTAAGCCAATGGGAAGGTGGCACTTTATATTTTACTAGCGCAAGCGCAGCAATATTTTTTGATATAAGCCAAACAAGTGGTATGACAAATCCAATGACTACTACAGGCGACATAATTTATTCATCAAGCGGATCAACACCTGCAAGATTAGGTATTGGATCAACTGGTCAAGTGTTAACTGTTGCAGGCGGAGTACCTTCTTGGGCAACGCCAGCAGGAACGCCAACTAATCCAGCATTTAGAGCATATAGAAACACTAGCGTTCAAACTCTTACAGTTAATACAATAACTAAAGTGCAGTTAAATGGAGAAGATTACGACACCGCAAATTGTTTTGATTCAACAACTAATTATCGATTTACGCCAAATGTTGCAGGATATTATCAATTTAATGGAAAAGTTTATTTTGATAATACTGGTACTTCGCATAGATTTTTTGCGTATTTATACAAAAATGGTAGCAATTACGCTACTTTTGATTTAACTAATGGAAATCCTTATGGGTCGGTTGGTGGGTCAGAATTAATTTACTTGAATGGTTCAACAGATTATGTAGAATTATATGCACAAACTTCCTCTACAACCACAAGAACAATTTATTTCGGAAGCGATGTTACATCATTGTCAGGCGTATGGATTAGGAGTTAATTATGAACATTTATGAAAAAATTATTGAAACTTATCCTGAATTAAGCGATAAAGATTTTTCTCCAATAGGCACTATCAATTTGCAAGATGATTGTGATGGAAAAGGTGTTTACATTGCTAAATGGGAATATAACAAACCAATACCTGAAGGGTTTACTTTAGGCAAACCTGAAGCATAATGAAACCTAAACTATGCGCAGCTGGAGTTCAGTTAAGAGATCAAATTGATACCTGGTTTGCAGATAGGCGTACTGCCAGTGATGGGTGGGTGGGCGATAGCCGCCACGCCGCCAGAAAATCGGATCATAATCCAGACGCCTTTGGGTGGGTCAGAGCAATTGATATTGATTCTAGGCTGGAGTCTTCCGACAGCCTTGCTCCTTATTTGGCTGACCAAATCCGAATCGCAGCCAAGTCAGATCCACGCATATCATACATTATATACAACTCCAAGATCGCAAGTTCTAAACTAGGTTGGCGATGGCGAAAATACACAGGCATAAATCCGCACAAAAGACATCTGCACTGCAGTTTCACAAGATTAGGAGATCTCGACGGAAGACCGTTCGACATACCACTACTAGGGGGCAAGTTATGAATATGAAAAATCCATACGTACTAACACTAGGCGCATTCTTATCAGCCTGGGCAGCATCCAATTTCGCAGCTGACTATCGCTCAATTCTATGGGCATTACTAGCAGGTGTCTTTGGGTATGCAACTCCGAAGAAATGAGCCCGACAGAGTGGGCTGGTTTCGCCGCAGGTATAACCGCCGTATTGGTCGCTTTCTTTGGGGGTCTCCGCTATCTTATTAAAGGATGGCTTTGGACTTTAACTCCTAATGCTGGATCATCACTTGCAGATCGTTTAGCAAGAATTGAAACACGCCAAGAAGAGATGATGCGTATTCTCCTGGACAAGAAGTAACCTTTACTTATGGCAACTAAACGCAAAGCAAAGAAGAAGCCAGTACGTAAACGCAGGACTACTAAAGAGCCTGTACTTACAAAGCTAGATTTTTGGGCTATTGCAGCCAATGAGGTTTATATGGCTTGCCGTAAATCTGGTATGGATGAAGGCACAGCATTAGCCTTTGCGATGGATAGATCAAGTTATCCAGATTGGATCGTAGACCCTAAAGATCCTATTAAAAATCCACTTGATGATTTCGATGAGGATGAAGATTAAGCGTTGGTTAGTAATATCCGACCTGCAGGTGCCATATCATCACGAGGCAGCTGTAAAGAATGTTATCAAGTTAGCAAGGCGAGAGAAGTTTGATTCTGTATTGGTGGTTGGCGATGAGATGGATTTCCAGTCGATTAGCAAATGGAGTGAAGGCACACCTTTGGCTTATTCAGAAGACCTACACGCTGATCGTGAGCTATGCAAGCAGATACTTTGGGATCTCGGTGAGTACAGTCCAGAGATGCATATTATCCGCAGTAATCATACTGATCGCTTATATAACACTTTATTAAAAGTACCAGGGTTAATTAACTTACCCGAATTACAATACCCAGCTTTTATGGGGTTTAGTGAGATGGGAATGACTTACCATCGCACAGCTTATGAGTTCCATCAGGATTGGGTGCTCTGCCACGGAGATGAGGGCAATATGAGCCAGCACGCTGGAATTACCGCCTTGAATTTAGCCAAGAAATTTGGCAAATCCTGTCTTATTGGCCATAGCCACAGGCTCGGTATGAGTGCCTATTCAGAGGGCGTAAACGGCCATTACAGGGCCTTATATGGGGTTGAGGTAGGAAACCTAATGGATCGCAAGAAAGCGGCTTATATTCGCTATAAAAGCGCAAATTGGCAGATGGGCTTTGCTATACTAGAAGCCGTAGGTAAGACCCTGACACCGACCCTGGTGCCAGTTAATAAGGATGGCTCATTTACAGCTTTGGGCAGGTACTACG